CTTAGGTTAATTGTAGCTGCGTTGGAGCTAGAAGAAACTACTGTGCTTTCTTCAGTTGTGCCGTTGTCAAAGCCAACTACGCCATTAGCGTCAGAAGTTACAAAAGCACTTGCGCTTGTAAGACCAAGAGAATTTGGAAGCTTAACAGTATAGGTTGCAGATGCGCTGTGCGGTGCAGACTGTATTGTTATGCCATGAGAGTTATTCTCGCAGTTAAGAACAATCGAGCCTTGGTTTGTATTGCCTTTGACTACAACACGACCAGTACCATTTGGCGCAAGGTCAATATCTGCGTTAGAAGTGGTGACAATATCCTGACCGTTCATGTCGAGATTGCCACCTAGTTGCGGTGTTGTATCAGCAGCTAGACTTGCTAAACCTGCCGATAAACTAATCCATGCAGATCCGTTGTAATATTTTAAAACATTTGAAGTACTGTTATATGCTAAATCACCTTCGTCTAAGCTACTAGAAGGATCTGAACTTGCAACTCTGTACCGTTCTGCAAAGCTATTAACACCAGATATATTAGTAGCAACAGTATTTACATTAGCTATTGCACCAGAAACATTAGACATTGCAGTAACATTTGAAGATGTACCCAAAGTATTCATTGCAGTAACATTTGCAGAAGAAGCCAATGTGTTCATATCACTTACAGCATCAGAAGTTGCTAGAAGAGCCATATCAGCAACAACGGCAGATGCAGACAAAGTAGCAATATTTGTTAAAACACCAGAAGCAGCAAGAGTATCCAAATCTGCTACAATACTAGACGTTGCTAATGTGTTAAGGTCAGCAATAACATCAGTTGTTAAGGTGTTAAGATCAGATATAAAATCAGAAGTAAGCAAAGAAGCCTTTGAAGCTACAGTAGTAATCTCACTTGCTTTACCTGCAACAGTTGTAACATTTGATGATATACCTGCAACCGCTGTTACATTAGAATTGTTACCTGCTACAGTAGTTATATTAGAATTGTTTCCTGCAACCGTATTAATATTAGTATTATTACTTGCAACAGTTGTAATTGCATTAGTTGCCGTAGTTCCATCTTGAATATTAGCAAGTAATGCTATGTCAGCAGACGCAGCAGAAACAGTTTGAACATCCGTAATACTTGGACCTGCTTCTACCGCGCCAGTTGATGCGTTAAAAGCAAGAGTCTTACCTTTACGAGTGTCAGCAGCGGGGAGGACGAGTGACACAGCAGCATCAAAATCTGTAAGTTGTAAGGCTCGACTAGCTTTATCTTCGAGGTCAGCAGCAATACCAACAATTCTATCTAACTCTGTATTCAAAGCTACAATGTTAAATGCACCAGAAACAGGAAAGTCAGTAGTTCTTTCTAAAGCAATATCACGAGTAATAACAACAGTAGAACCACCAGTTGCACCAACAACAGTTGTTGTCACTGTACCAGTAGAACCATCGCCACCCGAAACAGTATAGTGAGTAGTAATTGTTTTAAGTGTACCATCTACAAAAACATTAAGATCTGCATTATCAAAAAACTCGAATGGTACTGCAAAACTTGTTTGAGTTGCACCTTGTGCTACTGCGTAAGAAATACGTGGCGAATTGTCTGCAATGTTAATTGTCATAATAAACCCTCATTTGAATACAAATTAACTCTGTTTGTATTTTCTATCAACGCACAAAAAAAGACGCACAAATTACATAGACCTAGACATGCCAAGAGTAATTGCGTTCATGTCACCCTTCCAAAGCCAAAGCCTCATAAATGGCAAGTTACGGGTAAATGTTTTTAAACCCTCTCCTGCATTTCCATTTAAAAAATCTTCTATAGGATTAATTGTAAGATCAGCTGCAATGCTTGGACCTGCACCCATAACACCAGTAAACGCATCTAACATATTAGGCTCTTGAGGAAACTTAGGCTCAATAACACCTTCTAAAAAATTACCGCCACCAAGAGCCATGCTAGTATTTATAGAGGTATAAAGTATATCTGAGTACATAGCAGCTAATCCGCTTTGATCGAAAGATCTAGCAAATCTATCTGAGTATGACATTTCATCCCACTGCCTTGCAGCACCGTCACTAAGCTGACTCTTAATAGCAATAGACATATACCCAAGACCCATTGCAGTAATAACCCCTGCCGCTCTGTTCTTAATTTGACCCTGAGAGTAGGCACCAGTTACCTTATTCATTGCAGCAAACGCATACGAAAAGAATTGGAATGGTAATCCAAGAATACCTGACTCCATTCTGGAATATCCAGTAACAACATCATCTTCATCATAACCAAATGCCTTGGCTATTCTGTGAGGAACATAAACAACACCATCTGTAATCAGTGGTTTATCAGCAGGAGTACCCATCATAATAGCATTTAGTATTCCGCTTTGAAGTGCAGACCTAAATGTTTCTGTAGTTTCTTCACTTATTCTTGGATGCTTTTTAATTTCTTCTATTGCTAGTTTATTAATAGCATTTTCGTAGTCTGCTTTGCCTTGTTTAGTTCTAGAGTCAAAACCTAAACTTTTAGCACTATTTTTATTGTGCATTATTTCATGCATTTTAACAAACTGCACTAGATCATCTGGTGATTTTATAAACCCTTCTGGCAACCCCTTAACACCTTCTACTTTTGTAGAGTCTTTTGCCCATACTCTAGATTCATAATACTCACCACGAATATAATCTTCATCTATAAATATTTTTTTTGAGTTTTTATTATAAAATGCAGGAACATATCTTCCGTCTTTTGCAAATTTATTTGTAGGTCCTGTAACTATTGTGGCTGTATGATCTGGAAATCTAACAGTACCAGACCATGAAGATGTATTAGGAATATACAAACCTCTTGCACTATGTTGAACAGGAGCTTCTGCTATCTCTCGAGCTATTTCTTCTGTAATATTATATCTAGCTAGATAAGATGCTTCTTGCTGTGTAATTAAATTATTTTTTTCTTTAGCTGTCCATTTTTTAGAAAGAGAAACAAGAGTATGCCCACGAATTAATCCGTCTAACTCTTTTGAAATTTGTGTAACTGGACCTAGAAGGTTAGCAACATTGTAAATACTTCTAGCAGTATCCCAAGCTGAAGATTGCATTGGATTATTTGTCATATTCTCTGTAAATTTTAAATGAGCAGAGCCTTGGAGTATCTCAATAGCTTCAGCTATTCCATCAAGTTCTTGTCTGTTTAAGTTCCTAGTGTTTTTATCAAAAACATCTAACAGACCTTTTAAAACGTCACCAAGTTCATGCTCCATAATAATACGAGAAAAATCAGGTATAGCAGAAAAACCTGCCGCACCCATATAGTTCATGTATGCTAAGTCTTTCATTATTTGTGCAGCTTGAAAGTCTATCCTGTCAAAGTTTCTAACAGGTGAACCTGCAATTCTATCATAAGCACCCTTAAAGTTTTTCTTAAATGTATTAATATCTTTAGCTGAGTTACCTGCTATAAGCATTTCTAACTCAGTATCTTCAACAACCTCTTTAACAGACCTACCGCCATACATTTTGTGAAACTGATAAATGCCACCAGTTCTATGAGCGTAGGCTTTCATTATAGCCATTGGGTCAGTATGAATAAACTCAAGAACAAGACTGTTAGGTATATCTAGTTCTCTATGTCTAAGATGTTTTGATTTACCATACCCATAAGCTATTTGTTCTGGATCAACTATATCTTTAATACCTAAGATATTATCTACAGTTTTCTTAGCTCTATCTTCAGCAGCTTTAACACTGCCATCTAATTCTTTTTTAACATACTTACCATTTTCTTTTACATAAACAGTAGGATTCCTCATATACCATTCTGCAATAATCTTTTCTAAATCAGCTCTGTTCTTTTTAATTTTACCTATGTCCCAATATCTAGGCATAAACACATCTTCATTAGCTGGCATAATTCCACGTGGAAAGTTCTCTAAAGAAAGTTCATCTTCTTCTATAGCTCTAGTAAGATTAACAATTCTATTTCTGTAACTATCATTAATCTTATTAAAATTTGCTTTGTATTTCTTTCTCCACTTTTTTGAATTTGCTTCAAAGTTTGCAAAAGTTTCTTTAGCTCTTTCTAGCTTTATTTTGTTTTGCCTAACTTTAGCATCAATACTTTTTTCAGTTCCAAGAAGTCCAACTTCTTCTAATCTATCTGCATACTTACCAAAGAAATCATCTATAATATTTGCAGCCTGTCTTTCTTGATCTGTTAAATTATCAACTTTATTAATTCTTTTGTTATTAACTTCTGTAAGCCATTCACTATAAGATCTACCGCTAGGTTCTTTACCTCTTCTTTTTCTTGCAACATTAGCCACACGTTCAATAGCATCGTTTACATTGATGCCAAGAGGTCTACTAGGGTCTTTAATACCAAGACTTTCAGACCACAGTCTAATTAAACTATTGTTAGATGTTACCCATTCACCTTCCATAAGTTTAGCTTTTTGCAAAACAGAAGGACCAATAGACAAACCAAACTTATTCATTACAAGAAGTAATCCGCTATCACCTGTAAGTTGCAATATAGCTTTCTTAGCTGAGTCAGCAGCATCAGATTGAAGAACACTTTTTATAGGCGTTGGTATAAATTTAAAGAATGGACTGTTTATAAATAAGTTAGGAGCAATATCATAAGGATCATCTATTCCTTCAATCTTTGCATCTTCTACTTTTCTTAATGCTCTTTCTCTATTTATATTTGAAACAGAAATTTCTGCCTCAGATCTTTTAGAAGTTAATGCGTTTTGTTCTCTGAGTAGATCTTCTATTTTTTCATCATCTAACTCATCCATATTTTTTTTAAGAGTTTCGTCTATTTCTTCTATTCTTTTAGTAGAGCCAAATACAATTTGTTCTTCTACAACAATAGTATCATCTAAGTTTTGATCTGTTCTACCTTTGTAAGTTCTTTCTTCTCGAGGTCTAAGGTTAACAACATCGTTTGCAGTAAGTGTATTTACTTCTTCAGTAATACCTGCCTCTCTTAAAAACTCTTTATGTGATTGCTCTGTCTTACGAAAAGCATCTGCTCTTCTTGTTAAAGGGATACTAACTGCACTATTTAATAATGCACCAAATACAGTTGTTGCCCCAATGTTTAATGCAGCCTCTCCAAACGTGCCAGTAGGATCATAAGGTGCTCTTATGCCTTCGAGAAAAGCCTGAGTAGTACCTGCCGCAACACCACCTCTTACAGCAGATCTTGCAAGACCAATAGTTGCGCCACCAAAAGGTAGAGCTATTAAGTTTACAGGATCAAAGAAACCTGCTCCTACGTTTGTCCAGAAACCTGCCCTTGCCATTACCTCCCTGTTATCTTCAAGATCAAATAACTGAGATTTTAAGACACTCATATGTTCAGAATTTTTAGCATGAACTAATGTATCAAAATATTGTTCATAACCTTCTATGTCTGGTCTAGGATCATAACTGAAATCAGTTTCTACATTGCCAAACTGCGCTTCATTTCTAGCTTGATTTATAATTGGCTGATATGTGTAACCTAACTGCGCGCCAACAACATCAAAGAACTTAGGGTCTTTTTCATTTGCATCAAAGTTATTTAGAGCACCTAACTGACCTTCTTGAAATAGAATATTTACAGCCATTAATTCATTCCTGCTCCTGCGTATGGTGATCTTTGAGCATCTTCTGGAACAATATAGCCTTGTTCTGGACCTGATTGTGTACTGTCAATAATTTCATCAGCAGTTATTTTATTACGTCTAATGTCATTTAACTCATCCATGCTTAAAGTTTTCATATAGCTTTCTTTATTGATAGACTTTGCAAATGCAGCAACATCTGGCTCTGATGTGCTAAAGCCTATTGGATAACCTGTTTTATCTAATACAGGAACTAAGTTATTATTGTCTCTATAGACAGCCATAAATCTTACACCACCACCTTGAGACACACCCATTGGCATTAAGAAAGCTCTATTCTCCACAGTATCATCTGTAGATAATTTTAAAGCTATTCGAGAATCATTTGGTGTTGATGTATCAATCATTAAGTTCATTAACTCATTGTTAACTTTGTTAATAAAGAAATCTTTCATTCTTTTATCTGCAAACAAATGATTAAAAGAATACCTAGATCTATTGCCGCCTTCAGAAGCAACGTCCATTACATAACCTTCTGTTTCAGAAAACATTCCTTCATAATACGCTTGTAAATTACCTTCTATAGTATCCGCTTCTATTCCCAAAGAACCCATATACATAGCAAAAGAACCCAACATTCTTATTGCTTGTGGGTTTGTTCTTGCATCAGGTACTGCTCTTTGAACAAAATCATTAGCACTTAAAGACTCTTTATCATAAAGATCTCCAAACTTTCGCATCATAGATATTCTTACTTCTTCAGTATCAGCTTGAGCTAATCTAGTAGATATATCTGCAATGTCTTCACCAGTAACTTTTCTTGCAGCAGAAATAGAAGCAAGCCTTGCTAATGTTTTGTCTCCTAATCCTATGCCACTAAAAAGATTTACTTTTGCATTTGTTCCTCTTGGTTGCTGAGAAAACTGTTCATATAAAGTAAGAATGTTAAGGTCTTGTTCAGTTCCCTTAACTGCTCCTGCGGCTAAATCTTGAAACATTTGCTTTAAAGCAGGTGGCAATATTCCTGCTTGCATAGATTTTGATAAAAGAAGTGCGCCTGTATTATTAGGATTAAATGCTTCTTGGCTAAAGAAAAACTCTTCTCCCATTCCTGCGGCTTCAAGAATAAAATCTTGAACTTCACTTGCATTAGAAGCGTTTCTTTCTATAAAGTTTCCACTAATTAAATCAGTTCTTATATTAACAGATTCTTGTATTGCTTTATTATCTGCCTCTACTCCGCTAATAATAGTTTGTCTAAAATTTAATTGAGAAGCTATTGCTTCTTTATTAGTAAATTTAAGAGCTTCATCAACAACAGCCTTAAGTTCTGGTGGTAAGTTTTCTTCAATTCCATTTACTGCATAGTTCATAGCAGCTTGCAAACCTATTGATGTTGTCTGATCTGTAATAGCATTACCAATAATGTTATCAGATTTAGCTCTTTGAAGATTAGTTAAAGCTGTTTGTCTTTGTGTTTCAGAAATAAATTCAGACTTAGTTATAAACTCAACACCTTCATCATATTGAGTTGATACATTTTCTGTATAAGTTTTGATTGCATCACTTACTAATGTTCTTTGTTCTTGTTTGTATTTTTCTGTAGTTCTAAAATCAGTATCAGATAAATCATTAATAAATTCATCTATATTAGCAGAGCTCATAGCTCCACGTTTTGTTAATTCTATAAAAGTTGACATAGCAGTATGTGCTTTGCCTGTAAGTCCAGTAACAGCACCTCTTCTTATAAAGCTTCCTTTAATAGCATCTACTATTTCCGCAGGGGATAACCCACTAGCTTGAAGATCGTCATATGCTGCAATAATTAAACCTTTAGATATTTCTGTTCTTAACTCTTGTTTTTGTGCAGTAGTTATTGCAGTGCCAAGTTTTCTAGATTCATCTGATTCTCTTGAATCTAATTCTGCTTCGGCAGCATCATATCTATCTAATATTAATTTCTTTTTATTTTCTGGACCTTTTACTTCGTTAGATTCAAGAACTCTACCGCCAAGATTTCTTGCATTAAAAGCCATAGAGTCATAGTTCTCTTGATCTAAAATATTATTTGTAACTTGATTTTCTTTTTCATTTCTAAGTATTTCTAATCTTTGCTGCTCAACAATAGGTGCTAATGCTCTAATAGAATCAAAGTCAGTTACCTCAGTTCCGTCTTCTGATTTTGTTCTAAAATATCTTAAAGCATCACCAAGAATGTTTAGTTCTTCTGAATGTTGTTCTTCATTTAAATTAGTTATACTGCCAGAAGCTATAGCTCTTAAAACTGTTTCTGCTTGAGTAGAGCTTAAATTTGACATCCTACTTCTAAGCGTTCCTATTGCAAATCTTGTTGCGCTATTAGTTTCAAAAGTTTGCCTTTGTGAAGCAGTAAAGTGATTAGATGCCTCTGCATTTTTTGCTGTACTAACTATATCATTTATAAGAAGTTGAGCTTTATCAGTTTCACCAGCAGAGGTAAGAGTTTCTATTGCATCTAGTTTTTCATCAAGACCTAAAACAATACTATTGGTTGTTTTAATACGTTCTCTTGTTGCTGCCTTATCCATAAGGTTAATGCTTGTTGTTGTTGTAAGGCTTACACCTGACTGCATAATATAGTTACTATAACCAGTAGCCTCAGAACCAGTTGCCATATTATCAATGTATTGGTGCATTTGATCCTTAAATAATTCTACACCACCATCTTGATCCTGATATTTAATAGCAAGTTCTTTGGCTTTTACCTTTAACTGGTTATCAATTTCAAACTGAAATCGTTTAGCTATTGTTTCTTCGTAAGCTTCTTTACCTACTCGACCTAAAAAACTATTATCGTTTACCCAACTTAAAGCTTGTGGCTTGTTTGTAATAGGATCAAGTGTCGTGATCTTTGATGTTTCTTCTTCTTGAGCAAGCTTCTTACCACTAATAGCAGACTGCCTACCCATCTCACCAATAGCTAGTTCTGTTAGTTTATTTGTAGCAGCAGCTATTCTTTGGTATTGATTGCTACTTTGTTGTCGAACAACACCTACAACACCAAGACTACCTACCTGTCTCTTTTCTCTAATAACGCCCATTTATCCCGTTCCTTTAAAAAACTTTGGATCTAAGTTCTGAGCAATATCTGTAATGCCTGTAATAAGATTTGCAGTTGCTTCTGCTTTTAATCCTGCCGATGCGCCTTGCCCATACTTGTAAGCAACAGCAGCAGCCGTAGCTAACTTAGCCGTTTGAAGTTCAGCAGATCTCTCTATGCCTTCTAAATCCTCAGATGCAATTCTTCTATTCTCTTTAAGAAGCGCACCAACAGATCTATCTTCTCTCCCCAATGCACTAAAGAAAGCAATGTTCTGAGATTCAGCAATTTGCATATCTCTAATACGTCTATTAGATTCATCTATTGCTTGAGCCTTAGTAAGAAACAAATCATTAACATGTTGCCTTGCTTCAAAGACACCTATCTCAGCCCTACGCTTTGCCTCTGCTCTTGTAGCATCATAAGACTTCTTTGTGCCAAGCAAACTTAAACCTGCTAAAAATACATTTAAACCCATTAGAAAGATACCTCTGCAACTAAACCATTAACTTGAATAAACATAGGTGCGGTTTGTGTAACTGTCACCTGTGGGTCTTTATTGTACCCAAGTAAATAAAACTCTCGTTTACCTGTGACTGCCTGTCTTGGTTTGCTGAAGTCATTGTTTACTTTTCTTATAATTAGTTTCTTGTTGTTTACTGATACAGATAATGTCTCAGACATATCAAGTATAACTCTACTTAAACTTCTAGGCTGTCCTGTTTCTGGACCGATTGCAGTATTAACATCTATAGGATTGGTCTTTAACTCTACATCAAAACCAAAACCTACCTGACAGCTTGTAAGAGAAGCGTCTACAGCCGAAACATTAATCTGACCACCAGACACAGTAAACTTACCTAAGTAGTCCGTAGCACTGATTACATCGACCTGTGCGCCATTCTCAAAAAAGTTTGATACAGTAAACACTCCTGCTGTTCCAGTATATGTGTTTCCAAGATCTAAACTTACATTCTGATTTAGCTCAGTAAATACAAAACTATTTGTACCTGATCCAAGATTCGTCTTAATGACAGCAAAAACCCTATTACCAATAGCAGTAACAGAATGAAAAGAACCGTTCGTCTCAAACCTTGTCCAACCTGCAACACCCTCAACTCTATTTAGATTATAAACAGCAATCTCTCCTGTAAAGTTTTGAGCAAACACAAATGACTCAGCTGTGTTTACTGCGCCACTTATTACGCACATTTGAACAGGATCGCTTATTAAATGAGAAGAAAGCAATGAAATAGGATCGGCTTTGTAAGCTTGCTGACTATCATCAAACACAAATTGACGTATCATCTTGCCACCAATCTGACTAAAGATAGTAGCACCATAAAAAGGTTGCGGCCTTACAAAGCTAGAACCAAAAGATGTTTGTCTTTTAACCCTAGCATTAGAAGGAGTAATAGGTTGGTTCTCAAATGTAGGAATAAAGAACTCCGAACCTGCGGTAAAGATATGTATATCCCTATTAGAAACAAAGTGACGTATAGTAGCCACTTCACCAATACTCATAACAAGTTCTAAACCATCATCATCTTGAGCAGTACCAATATCAAAGTTATAAAACAATCCTGACTTACTAGCCCAAACTGTATCAGGTTGAGATAACGTACCGCCAAACCATAATCTGTTTTCATGGAAACCAACAGCAGCAGGATAACCTCTTAGTTGAGAATATGACTGTTCCATCCATTCAGTAGTAGGTGCATGAGTAACAATCTGTATAAATCCACCACCATCTTCAGATGTATTAGCTGAACCACCACCTACAACAATATATCTATTCTCATCAATTATAGATGTTATTGATCTAGCTCCATTTACATTACCTGCGCTTACACCACCAACAGATGTTGCATTTCGTATGGTAATAGAATCACCAGTAGACATGCCATGATTAATCTGTGTTATTTCTAGATTGGTAGATCCATCAGTAGTTCTAACAGCATTAGGATCTAACTCGACAAAAAGCTCATCAACAACTCTACCAGTTGCTTGTGTACTAGATTGAACAGAAGTTATGTATATTTCTGACCCATGATACAACAATGTTATACCAACATGTTTACCTGTAGTATCAAAGTATGCAGCACTAGTTGTTACAGTAATAGAGTTACCAGTACTTGCAGACGGATCAAGAGTCATTCCTGTTGGGTGAAAGTGATAGTAAGGCTGAAAGATCTTAGCTCCTCCTGCCTGTAAAACAAAATTAAACTGCTCTACTTGGAAACTATTAAGTCCAGTTCTTACTATTTGTTGACACATAAAAGTATTGTGGCTGAGAAAAAGAATATCGCCACCTTGGGCATATGTCATTTCATGTAGGTAAGCATGATCCCATTGCAAAGCATTACTATCTACATCTTGAGTTAATGTTGTTGCTAGACTCAATGCACCTGTCACTGGATGTATAAAAAAGATTTCACACTTCTGATGGGAGAACGCTATTACATATTGCTCATCATCTGAGAATATAAAAGGTATAAGCCTTATTTGCTGACGTATAGCAGTGTTCTCTGTAATACCAGTAAAGTCATGCAGAGCTTGAAACCCACCACGTTTAGCTACACCACCTTCTGTTCTTATAAAAAAATTCTTAACGCTTTGCGCTGAAGAGTTATAAATAGCAGAGTCCGTTCTCGAAACCAAAGACGGACTTATTTCACCATATTGAAAATTTGTAATTGGTATTCGTGCTTTTTGCATTAGCTGCGCCTATTCGTGATAAACCTCGATGTTGTAACTTTTCTAGTTGTCTGTTGTTGAGAATCAGTTGATCTAGCTTTTGCTATTAGAAAGTCATACTGACCAGACATTAAAGATGATAACGCAGTGTCTCTTATTAAAGCAGTAGAAAATACAGTTGCCATTGCATATTCAACACAAACAGAAAAGTAAGAAGGCCAATCAACTTCACTAGCTCTATATGTAAAGTCTATAACCAACTCATCATTTGGACTCGCATCACAAAAAACTTTATTACCATATATATTATATTCTATTAGATGATCTCTTACTGTTACAGCATGAACAAAAAGATAATCTGGAAGCTGATATGCAGCATCAAATCTACCAGTAGGAACATCTGTTAATCTATTTAAAACAGCCTGATTTGAAGCAAACCGCCAACGTGTAGAAGTAAGATTAGTTCTTGCAATATCTTCATACATATTCCCTGCGATTAGGGCTTCTGTTGTATCATCTTCAAAAGAAGTAATAGGCTCTGCACCAACAAGGATAAGCGCCCGACTGCAAATATCAATTGCGCTATTAGCAGGTGTACTTAATGCCATTCTAAACCCCTATAAAAAGAGGGGGGCTAATGCCCCCACTCATTAGTCACTATCAGTTTCCGCAACAGCAGTACCATTAGATACATCTACAACTGTTCCAGTATTGGAAAGAACAGTACAGAAGTTAGTTGTTGGAACGTTTGTATCGCAAACAATAATCAAGTCACGAACAGCAACCATATTAGCTGCGCTGTTAAAGTAACCCTCTGTGTTCACAGTAGCAATCGCATCAGCAGATGTGTACATCCACAAACTACCATTTGAGTCGCCACCGATACGAGCAAGACCACTTGCACTATAAGCCATTTTAGATCTCCTCCTTAGTTATTGTCTAGGACTTCGTAGATACCGTTATCATCGATAGCTACTGCGCCCATTGACATCATTGATGTTGAAAGGTGCGCGACCTTTTCAGCAACATAATTGATTTCAGTTGAAACATCTGAATTAACACCAATGCCAATTGCAGTTGTATGATAAGCAAAGTTCTTACCACCTGAGACAGCATTTGTAGAAAAGATCTTAAAGCCTAAGAACTCTTTCATTGTAATGCCACCTGCGAATGGTAGGTTTTGATCACCAACAAAATCAGATGAAGCAAATTCATTTATGTTGTAAAGATCTGCAAATCCTTTTGGAGACATTACTAAGTAACGCTGTCCATCTTCGGGAATGTCAGCAGCACCAAAAGTCTCAAATACTGTTAATAGATCTGCCTTACCTAAAGCAGAACCAGTGTCATGTATCTGAGTAGAGTTAGCTCCTGCATCCATTGCAGCAACAATGATTTCATCAGTCTTACGACCTAATGCAGCAGCAGAAGATTGTGTTACAGCCTGACGTTCATTGATGTTTGTTTTCAACTCATCAAGTTTGTCAATGTATTCAGCAGCATAGAAGTCGCTCATTGATACTTCAACATTGGTATGTGCAAGTTCCATTGGAGTTACATTACCATTACGAGATTTTGTTGACGCTGATCCAGTGCCTATTTTCTGGAATCGTGCAGTTGAACCTGACACATTTGTAGAACGAATAGTATTCCGTAGCTTGGAACCCATACGCTGATACGCCATGTGAACTTCAGTTTCAAACTGCTTTATAAAGGCGTTAGTTATTGTATTAGCCATTTTACAGTCCTAAATTGAGTTTCCGATTGCTACGAGTATCCACTCTTACATATCAATTCGGGTATCCAATAAGGGCCAATCAATGCGATATGGGTCGTAATAACCCATTCAAACAACAGTTTTATTCAAAATGCAACGCACAAATTAAATTTATTAACCATGAAGTTTCTCAAAACCCTCATCAACCTGCTTTATAAAGTCTGGATTTCTACGTGCAGGATGCCAATATCTTTCATCAGCCATAAGATCTTTAAGAGATTGTTCTGTAATTCTACCTACTGGCGTACCATCAGATCCAATTGCAGGAGATTGAAGTTTAGCCATAATAAATTCTAATGTCTTAACCCCATCAGCAGTAGCAGCCAAATCTTCTATAGACTCTATATGCTCTTCTGGAAAGAATTGCCTAGCAAATAAATCAACAGCTTCTAGTCTTACATTAGCATTATCACCAAGTTTTTTAACTTCTTCTTCTGGATTTGGAAGGTAAGCATCTTGAGCTTGCATTACTTTTTCTAATCCTTCAGCAAATTCTTCTTGGTCAAGACCATTAGAAAATGCGTGGTCAGCCCACCATCTTAATGTATCATCATTTGTGTCAATACTATCTGTGTCTACAAAGTCTGGTAACTGATACTCGTCAGCAGAACTTGGTCTACCCTTAAAGCTTTCTTCTTCTATTTCTTTTAAAAGCTCATTTCTAATATCAACATCTTTAGTTCCAAGCTTAGACTCTAATTCTTTATAAGCCTTTGCTAAGTCTTCGCCTGTTTTATATTTTTCTGGCAACCACTCAGGACGTCCTTCCGTTTTGGTTTCCAAATCTTCAGCAACTAAAAAATCTTTTTCTTCTTGAGGTTGTGACTCTGTTGTTGCTTCTGTTTCTTGAACTTCTTCATTCATTGTTTTTTACCTTATGTGATCTCTGAATATGACGCTCTATTAAGCCAACAAGATAACGCTGACCTTCCAAATGCCTTAACTCATCTGTAGAAATATTAGGACCGCTAACCATTTCTATAGTTACACTACGCAAATATTTAATAATTTCTTTACCAGTAGGTTGGGAAAATAAAGACCCAAAGTTAAGACTAATCTTATCTTCTTCTGATTTATTTCTTGCTATTCCGTCTAGACAAATATGACTATTCTGCCGCAATCTGTGGACCTGCTGCTTGTTGTTGCTGTTGTTGCATTTGCATTTGCTGCATCATTGCAACTATCTGTCTACGCTCTTCTGCGTCACGAATCAAGGTGTCAGGTACACCAAATTTTTTCGCAAGGTGAATGGCTGTCTCTTCAGAGTTAATTAATATGTTCGTAGTCTCAGGGCCAAAGTAAGCATTAACCAGTTCAAGAAACCTAGATACTGAGGTTATATCTTGATTAGATTGTGCTTGAGCCAATGGAGAAACTGAGCGTATTTTAACCTCTCGACCATTGACTGTTGGCATTTCTATACGCCCCTGTTTCTTAAGAATATAGATTACTCTCTTCAATACAGGTTGCACTAATTCAGCTTGCAGTCTACCAAATGCTGATCCTATCCTGCGTGACAAATCTGCCATACGTTCAGCTACTTCTGTAGCAGATGCAGGAGTTCTATCTGGATTTCCTAGCATATCATTGTATAGTGCGCGTTTTATATTTAGGCGCATATCACCTAAAACTATATCTGCAACATCAAATCTTCCTGCTGCCTGTATAGGTTGCAATCCGCTAGACTGCGGAGACTTTGGTATTATAGTGCCTGGGACTAAATTAATAGTATCTGGGTTAATAATACCATCATCGTCCATCTGATAAATGCCAGATATAGCCATCTGAGCATTTTCCAAGATAAGTTGAATAGTTAAGTTTGTGGTCTTAATGGCAGACAAAGCATTGATTAATGGCCCTCGACCATACACTTCTCCTGCACATTTAGACCATCTAAAGCAAACATATGGATTAGAACCAACACCAGAAAACTTTCTTTCTACTATCGCTTCTTTTGTAGACATATCTATTACATAATATAAGTAAGCTTCTTCATTACGTTTTGTATAATCTTTGCATACTATCTCAAGAGTATTGCACTTACCCTCTGGATCTCTTTCAATTCTATTCTGTATCTTCATGTCAAACTTTGCATCTTCATAAAGTATAGGAAGATCAGAGTTTCTAATGTTTTTTCTTTCTCTAAACACATGATCTATCTTATCATCAGGGCCAGTATCTAAAACAACGTGAGGCAATGGTATTGCTGAGAACACTATAGGATTAATTGCATCGCCTTCATCTACGCAAAGCACACCAGTACCTACTGCTAGATCCATAAAAGCTTCATGTACTTCTTGAGAAAAGTTAGAGTTCTGTAGTATCTCAAATACATATTCTGTTACTTCATCAAGATCATTCTCAATAAAATCTCTCTCAGATTCTGGAACTTCTGATCCTGCTGTAAAGTCTGCCCAACGTGCAAAGTTCGGAACTAATCCCGATTGAAGCCTCGAAGCAAACTCTTGAACGCCAACCACCGCTGTCTCATCAAAGATCTTATCATCTCTACGTTGACCTGCTGTTTCGTAATAAAAAGACTCACGCTGCGGTAAAGCATACTCATAACATTCTTCAAAAAGATCAACAAAGTTCTGCCTATGTGCTTTAGCTTTCTCATATCTATCTAAATACTTTTTTGAATTTTCTATCATAAGAACCTACTATAGTATCCGATTCCACCAGTAGAACCAGTAATTAAAGATCTTCTACCTGCACCACCACGTTTGCCGCTTCCCGATTGTTTTGTCTGAACATTAAGATCTCTTTCAGTTCCAGATAAAACTCTACGCCCAGAACCTACTTCCTGAGTTCTTTCTAATCTTTTTCTAAGCAAAGATTGTTTTGTTCTGGCTCGTTTTATTCTTTGTCGTTTTAGTTCTTCTGCTGCCAATCTTTCTTGATCTGATATAGCTTCTTCTGGATCGCGTGTGTAAATACTTTCTGTTGTTACAGATGTATCACCAATAGTTCCACCTGATGATGTAGTCGTATCTTTTACTGCAACTGTAGAATTATCATCAACTTCAACAGTGCTGTCTCCAGAAGTATCAGTAGAGGTATCTGTAGTTGTTGTGGTAGTAGTTGCTTCTCTAAGCGCAGCTTGTTTAGCTTTCTTTTTTCTTTTTGCTTTATTAGCAACTTGTTGTTGACGCGCAGGATTAGCGTCAAACGCTTCTTTACCTGTAAGCGGTCTTGGTGTTGGTTTAGTTACAGGTTTGGATACTGTTACTAATTTGCCAGAAGAGGTAACTCTTTTAGCCGTTGAGCTTTTTTTGGTTTCTACTTTTTTCTTTTTAAAACAACTACCCATTTAGATCTCTCCTGTACTCAGAACCTACAGATTCATACCCAAGTCTTTCTATTAGTTTATGTGTTCTTTCTAAGGATATACCTGATGAACTACCATTAACTAAGAACCTAGCCCCTTTATTCATTGCCCATTTCTCAAAGTTTCTAAGCAAAAGAACGCCAATCAAACCACCACGATACTCAGGACGAACATACCATATGTCGCTATTAGCAGCAAAAGTTGTGGAAAAGTAAAGCTGATATATACTTCCAAATATAAATCCTACATTCTCTCCATCTACTTCAGCAACGAATATACAAGACATATCATCTTCTATCTGACCTTCTAAGTAACTAGCAAACACACGATCATCAAAAGGTATATTACTTAGCTCACTTTCAGCATGGAAGTCTCTTGCCATCTCAAAGATACAGAGAACATCATCTCTTGCAGCGCGTCTATATATTGCTTTTCGGTTCATCATGTTTCCTTGCAAAACATAGATTTAAAATAATTTCAACGCACAAGTGACCATATGCTAGGTTTTTTAGCAGAGCTTCTTGGCTTTCTGGTAAATACATCAAAGTCTTTTCTAGCATTTACAATCTGTGCAGGTTTCTGATTTGACATTAAAGCACGACCTTCTCCTGCTCCCAACATTAGATACTGTAGTGCATCGTGTATGTGTGAGTACATATTCTTATCAGGTTTATCTGCGTATCGTTCACCGCTTACTTCCATACGTTTATAACCATAGCCGCCTTCAAATCCCTTAAGAAGCTGAGAACAACGTCTGTCAATTAAAAACGCAGGTTTGCCTTCAACCATTTTATTAAGTTGCTGCGCCACTGATTCCAAGCGGAGATCCACCGAATTACTCGGGGCGGGAAAAGCACGTAGACCTGCACCCCTAAGTATGTGGAAAGGGGTAGATTCGTCCGTCTGCGCCCTAAAATCACCTGCTGGATCACCATATATATAGACATCGGAAGCTTCAGAAAACCTAGTAGCAATTTCATTTCTTAGCACCTCTGCAAATCTAACAATGCCCATATCAAAAGCAACAACCTCTGACTGTATTAACCATCTGTTTCTAACCTTTTGACCAATAACAGCAGCAGGAGTAAGGCCAAAGTCTATTCCTATATACAATGGAGTTCCTGCGGCTACTGGTATTTCTTCTTTAGCAACATGAGTTTCACTAGCAAACATTGGGTATACTGGCTTTCCATCTTTTATAGTTCCAAGTCTATTCATTACATAGACATCAATCCAAGATTTAGTCTTACCTTGTATTAAGTTTGTATAATAATTCTGAAGCATGTTCTTTTTGTTTTCAGCCTTATCATTGGACTTATAATTATCTACCTCACCATCTTCATTGTATACTTCTTTCATGCCAGATGGCTGTGTAAAGAACTGCCAGTTATTAGGCTTAACCAACATCTTGGCCTGATCTCTAGGAATATGATCTGGTACTGGAACTTCACCAGACATAATCGGCCACCAATGGTCTTCTTCTGGTGCGTTGGTATCTGCAATAACGCCTGTCCAACTAGGCCCACCTTCACGCATAGAAGGGAATCGTCCAACCCTCATTGTGCAAGCATCAATAATACTCTTGGGTATCTCCCTTGCCTCGTTAATCCAGATGCCTGTTAGTTCGAGGGACAGTAGTTTTTTAACATCTTCTGGACGATCAAGAGCAAGGAAGATAACCTCTAGGTCTATGTCTCCTTTCTTTATGTGATGGGTATAAGGCACAGACCAAATAAATTTACCCCATTCATTTTCTGGAAACCAATCAAGCCAAGTCTTAATAGTAGTCGTTCTAAGCTGTGGGTTTGTGTTTCTTATGATAGCCCATCGACTTCTGCGTATGCCACTATCGTTTTTACTCTGAGAAAGAGCGCGTCTAAATACTTCGATGCAGCAACCAACAGACTTACCAGAACCAACAGGACCGCGAATACCACGAAAGAATGTATCGTCTTTCATAAAAGTCTTTAGGACTTCACCATCAGGTTTGTATTTAAAGTCTGTCAATTTTGTGATCCACAGCAAACCTAATCATACGCTCAATCATATCAGGGGCAATAACATCAATAAGCTTATCAGCCTCTATGTTAGTCTGAAAATCTTTAGGGTAATGTTTAAAGTGTACCTTTTTTACAATAGTACGAAGTAACTCTCGATCACGCATAGAAATAGAATGGCTGAAACTCATTCGTCCTCTAACTCTACCCTCTTAGGCGCAGCCTTCTTCTTGGGCTTTTCATACGCCTCGTTTATATTTGGTGTAGAAGGATCATCACCCTTGAGTCTGCCGTTGGAGCTTCTGGCTCTCTCAGGCTCTGGCCCTTCTACTAACCTGCGAGACTCTGAAGTTCTTGTCTTACCACTATAAGTTATCCCTGCTAGAACATGAGTTTCGCCTGTATACAATTCCCCACCTGTTAAATACCAAGCCATATTATTTCCTTGAATAAAAATTCTTTAAAGTTTGCCGTTGTTTTTTCATTTTAGAAAAAGAAACATTGCTCTCACTAGGAGGAGGTCCAACCCTCATAGCGTCTGTTCCAAGCTTTTTAGTCATAGCCCTTTTATATGGAAGTCTTCTAGGCTTAGAAGATTTAAAAGGCTCTGCAACTGGATCATTAGGAAATGAAGTGTTAGAACCGCCTCCCCTAATAAATTCTAATAAATTTATACCCATTAGTAATTTCCTGTCATTAAAGTCTTCTTCTTATTCTTCACAGGCTTCTTCTTTTCATCTGAAGTTTTCTTAGCCGCAGCTATTCCCTTCTTAGTGTATGGGAACTTCTTTCCATTAACATTAGGCATTTCTATATCTCCTTACCTTGTTAGCAATTTCTTTCGGTTGAGCCACAAACTGTTTACCCTTTGCCTTACCCTTTCGTTTGGCTCTGGTTGTAGCGCGATACTCAGCATCACTAAGAGCAGTGATAGCCTTAGAAGGTAAGTAGCGTTCACCAGTTTCGCTAGACTTCTTACCAGACTTAGTTCTCCACTTCTGTTTGCCCCAGTTTAGTAATGATCTTTGTGGTGCTTTCACTATGAACCAACCTGTTGTTGCGCTTTCTTATGAGAAGCAGAGAAAGTAGTACCACCCTTCATAAGCCTTTTCATTAAAGACATATGTTTCTTTGTATGATGATTACTATGCTTCTCTAATGTTTTCTTTTGCTTCTTACTTAAAGCATCACCTACACTCTTCACGATTTGTAACCTCCACCTCTAGACTTATAAGTCTTAGCAAGCAATTGTGCCTTTCGAGCCGACCATTGTCCTGCCGCAGTGCCATGAGTAGCCCTACCTTTAATAGACTTAAATAAACTCTCACGCATTTTAGGCTTCGTGTAAACCCCTGCCTGATTAACTTTACTCATGTCTGCCTGTTCCTTCTAACAAATGACTTGGCAGCAGCAACACTTCCAAACCCCCACTTCTTCAATGCCAAAGCCTTCCTAGTAGGCTCACCCTTCTCATCCTTCATCGGACCCTTCATCCCAGAAAACCTAGCAGCAAAAGACACACGCCTAGGATTCTTACCCTTAGAAACAGGAGGCTTTAAATCCGCACCCTCAGTGCGTTTAAAATATCTCCTGCCATCTGGTGTTAACCCACCTGTAGAACTCTTGTGTATCTTTCTCATCTCGTACCTTTCTAGAAAAAAATGCTAGTGATAGACCCCTGTCACTATGTAACGCGCAGTTTTTGACCCTACCCCCCTCACGATAGGTCGATGGACACTTTAATGTCCCCAGCTACTTGCACCTGTGAGCGATCTATAGGCTTGAACCCAGCACGATCTAACAGATCCTTCGATGCTTCAAGCTGCACATACTCTGACTTAGCCCCACCTGATAACTGCACTACCCTGCCTAATGCTTTAGCTGCACTCAGTCCAAATGCCTCACTCATTGCTTCCATCAGGTACATTCGCACATGTGCAGTTTTCATAGCCTTGTATGCTGAGACTCTACCGCTATTGCCTTCAGCGTATCCTGCTTCATGTGCAGCCTTTGTCAAGTTACCACCATTTGATACATACGCTTCAACCAATCTACGTTGTCGATCAGTTAGATCACGCTTAGTCTTTACTGCAATCTGTGTCATTTTATCTCCTGCACTGAACCCCCTCTCCCTCTCTCCCCCTTTCATAGCACAACAGTATAAACCCTTGTCAACGCACAAATGACACATACGCAACAACATTCATACTATAAGACTCTATAAAGGGATCTAGAACAACAAGCTTTCTTCCTTCCTCACTCCAGTATTCTCTCAGTCATTGCATGTATCCCCCAAGCTATAAGCTGCGGTCATCCTCGCCAAAGACCTTGACAACTGAGAAAAGTCATTCGCAACAACTTCCCTTTTGCATTGGCTAGATTGTTCTTGTGGTTGCTGTGTCTAGTTGTGGCTAGGTCAACTGGTGTGGGAAGAAGTTGCGAATAACAACCTGTCGTGGACAGGTTTTCTCTGCTGTCTTGTTAAGGTCTGTGTCGAGGATGGTCCTCGCAAATATAACTTGGAGAATACAATTATGACTAAGAAAACACTTACACTCGTAGAAAGAAAGCTTGCCGTTCTAGATTGGTTTAACGGACTACAAGATGTTGCACCGAATGAGCGATTTATCGAAAGCATCGCCAAGGACGAATGCTATACCTCAAAGAACTCTCTCGACTATAAGAAAAGAATGTTAGCTGATAGATTGGCTGACTATGAAGATGCAGCTGAGCAGAAACAGCACATCAAAATGGATGCACTGCAAAAGCTTATAGATAATGTCGAAGATGAACTGGCATTACTTGAAACCAGACATGAGGCTGACCTCAGTGTTTATGAACAAGTAACAGGTAAATCTTGGGAACCTGCTCCTAAAAAGACACGTCCAGTGTCTATGTCAAAAGAAAGACTAGCAGCCCTAAAAGCAAGGGTGGCGTAGATAGCTACCGACAAGGGGTAGCAATCAGCTGCCCCTTTCTTAACAACCAAGCGTCAACCTAATCTCCCACCTCAAGCATTGCAAATGCGGAGAGGGGGCGTCACTTCCCGTCAGCATTCAAACTTTGACGCAACTACAACGGAGTACATTAGCGAATGAAAAAAGCATTTGATATTATGATTGAGTTAGCGAAAGCTATTATCATATTTGTTTTACTATATCTTTTTATATCAACATTTACATAGGAGTTAGACATGTTGGACTTTACTAATCCTACTTGGGATTTCCCAGTAGAACTACAAGAAACTTATGATCGTACTGGTCGTAAGATCGAAGGCAATCGTGTGGTTGTACGCACTGACACTGGCGAACACATGAGCCGTGGACTTGGCGACAAGTACAAGATCATTACACACAGTGATGTAGTCAATAGTATTATGGATTCTATTGATGAAACAGCTAACACTCTTGGCACTAGCTACGAAGAAAAGTTTCATCTTGTTGATGGTGGTCGTAAACTACGAGGTGAAGTAAACTTTCCTGATCTTAAGATAGAACCACAACTTGATGACATCATTACATTTCGTATTCAGTTTTATAATTCATACGATGCTAGTTGGGCATTCCAACAACAGGCTGAAGGCTTGCGTCTTTGGTGTATGAATGGTTGCACTACGCCACATACTGTAGCTAAGACTTGGGCAAAGCATACTACTAATGTATCTGTTCAATCATCAGCAGCTAAGATTCAAGCAGGTCTTGAAGCATTCAAAGATTCAGATTCTTTGTTTAAATCTTATATCAATTGGAAGATAACTAATGATGATGCTGAAAGATTTCTTAACGATGCCTTGTGCAAAGTAAAGCAACGAGGCAATCCACAGTATGCTCACTTCAATAAAAGCAGACGCGAAGACCTCTTGCGTATGTGGGATGGCAACCGAGCACACATTGGTAACAATCAATGGGCATTGTACAATACATTGACTGAGTGGGCTACACATACGGATCACTTGGGCAATCCAGAGAATGCTCGACGCTTACGAGAAAATGAGATTGCAAAAGCAATGAGCTCAGACAGGTGGTATGATCTATGAAAGTACAATTCAAACCTCATCAACTTAGATTTATAGCTGAACAGATATGTCCACATGTTCACTGGCCTACAGGTATTGAAGCAATAGCTACTGCTTTGACCAGTGAGTGCGATGACTTTAATTTAGTTCAGTTTATTAATGAAGCTAATGAAGCTTGGGAAGCAAACTATCAATTAAACCTAGAGGAGATTGACGATTGGGTAGACTAAAACAAATGCTTATCAACATGGATCATATAAAATGTACTGAGTGCAATGGCGATGGCGATTTAGAAAAAGTAACTTGGCATCCGCAAGGCTTTGATCGTGACATTGGATACGAGAGTTCAACTATAGTTGTATGCAATGAGTGCGATGGTGAAGGTTTTATTGAAGTGCCAAAGCCAGAAAAAACAGGACTAGAAAAAGCATTAGATGCTCTTTGTAGATCCACTCATCCACCAAGAGTATAAGGAGTAACTATGTTAGACATAAATACAATTCTTAACCAAGCATTCAAAGCATCGTTCTGGAAATACTTAGAGGAGAAGTACAATGGAGTCACAGAATAGATTAATTCAAGCACATCTTAAACAGGGCAATACAATAACTGCGATACAAGCTCTTGCAAACTTCAATTGCTTTAGACTAGCAGCACGTATCAAAGATCTAAAAGATAGTGGTATGTCTATTGAGAAACGTATGATTAAAAACAAACATGGCAGACGATATGCTATGTACTGGCTAGACCCAACACAAATTAATGAGATGGACTTGACTATCTAACTGCATATGTGCATATGCTGCGGCATGTTAAAAAGTTATTGGGATCAAATCCTAGAGAAACATCGCTATGTAGATATGCCTTTGCATAAAGTTTTTGTTGCTGCAAAGATACCTACCTCAACTTACTATCGAACAGTCAATGGACGTAGTGAAATAAGTTATGAGACTGCAAAGAAAGTCTATCAAACATTAGATAGATTGTCTAAGCGATGGCCTACAGGTTTGATTACACCAAAGAAAATCAATGGCGCAGTTTCAAAACTACACAAAAGCAACAGAAGTAACTGAGAGTTACACAGATCTTGTTGATGCTTTGATAGCAAGACGTAATTATCTTGGGCTATCACAGGAAAGACTTGCAATGGAGATTGGCTGCACCTTATCCTTAATTCACAAATGGGAACAATACAAACGTGTGCCATCTGGTTTCATGTTAACGTGTTGGTTAGATGCACTTGGCGCGAAGATCAAAGTCTGTTCGTACAAAGATTAAATCAGGCACATGTGAGTGTGATAGTTGTGGTATTGTAACTGAATATTTTGTTGCAATATTACACAGCGAGAAACCTGCAAGCTATCATATGGTTTGCTTAGACTGTTATGAAAGAGACATATGGGAAATAAGAATAAGCAAAAAGGTAGCTATCACGAAAGGTGGTTCGTCAAGTGGCTCGAAGACCAAGAGATCGAAGCAAAGAAAGTCCCACTCTCAGGATCTCTCGGTGGAGAATACTCAGGAGACATCCACCTCCCTTCACTGGTGGGACGAAATCTAGTAGCTGAAGTTAAGTATCGCACAACATCTAGTTTTCCTAATGCTTTCAAGGTCTTAGAAGGAAGAGACATAGCTTTTTATAAAAGAAAAGATGGCAAAGAAAAAGTTTGTGTGATATTGTCAGAAGATCTTTTCAAGGAGTTAGTTAAGAAAATTAAATAAAACCCTGCCAAAAAGGAGAATGGCAGGGCTCTACATATAAGGAGTCAAACATGTCAAAGCATAAGCATGTTGTACGCTGAGATATTACTACGAGAAGTAGTTCAATGGCAAGTTGAAAATGCTCAGGCAAAACTAATTATGTTGCTCATAGCGGACCATACGGATCTATATGGTATAGCTTATCCAACGATACCAAGGCTGTGCAAACTGTCAGGGTTGAGTAGAAGTTCTGTAATTAGAGCAGTAAATTATTGTGTTAAGCACAACTATCTAACTAAGGTTGCAGGTAGAACAGGTCTTGCAACTGTATATCAATTCAATTGTTTAAAAGAGGAGGGTGTCAGTGTGACACACCAAGATAATAATAATATTACTAAGTTAAATAATAATACTACTTGGGGTGTCAATGAGACACCTACCTTCGATGACTTCTGGAATACTTATCCAAGAAAGATAGCCAAAGGTCATGCTCGACTTGCTTTTGAAAGAGCACTGAAGAAAACAGATGCAGTAACTATACTTACAGCTGCATCTAAGTTTGCTGAGAATGTTGAGCACAAAGAGAAACAATACATACCGCACCCAACAACGTGGCTCAATGGTGAGCGATGGGATGATGAAGTAGATGATGTATCAGGTAGATCAAACACTGATCGCCTTGATGATATTATTAACTTCGATAGGTACGCATTCGAGAAGCTGAGTATATACAAAAAATAAAGGAGTAAGATAATGGATAACAGAGTATGTATGCACTACGTCTTGGATCGATTGGAGGGTTGTCTAGAAAAAGATCTAGACAAGATGCGTAGGGAACTAGAGGACTTTAAACGAGAATGCATTTACAACTTAGGCGTTAATCTACGCATTGATTATAAAGAAATACATGATGAAATATGATGATCGCACACGTATCGTAGGTTCATGGCTACAGCAATTACTTCGTAGATATACACCGCCTACTGGCATGGACAATGAGACACTCAAAGATGAGATGGTTCTTATTGTAGAAGATGTAAATAAACACATACCTTCTCAGTTTAATGACGAGATGTTCAAAGGTGTATTGATAAGGATTGATGGACAGATCCGCGCCATTCATGGAGCGCGGACATGGCCGACAATCAAGACCTTTATTAATGCTACACAAGAGGGTGTTAAAGCTTATGATGTAAAACAAATTACAGATGGCACAGAGTTTACGCTTGATAGATTTCGCTTGGCAGAGAAAAGAATACTGGCAGGCGAAGATGTAGATGAATTGTATATCAAAGATAGTTTATCCAGAGATCAATTGCTTGAGCGTGGCGTTGTAACTATAGATGATATAAATAAGTATGTTGACCCTGCTGCGTAAATGCAGTAGAACTATACATATATAAGGAGCAAATGTTATGGATAGAAAAGGATTTATTGGCGGCAGCGATGCCGTTAAGATAATGAATGCTGAGTGGTATGAGCTTTGGCAAGTCAAGATGGGCTTAGAAGAACCAGATGATTTGAGCAGCATACTTGCAGTACAACTTGGTTCTCACACTGAAGACTTCAACTTAAAATGGTTTGAAGAAAACACTGAGCAAACTGTAGACTCAAAGCAAATGATATTCGAGAATACTATATCCG